TGTCTGTTCATTAAAGATCTAGATATCGCCATAATTTAAATATATTTATACTGTTGAGCAGGCGTAGAAGTCCTGTAAATATTATACTTTATTTGATTTTCTTGGGCTCGTCAACCGATTTGAGAGGTCTACTTCCTTGCCACAGATCATCTCTAAATCTGCCACAATAAGAATACTCTCCTACGTGAGTAATAAAATCATTAATATAAGCATAAACTTTACCACCTATATCAGACCATCTTTGGCAGAATCCAAAGTCTTCTCCAAAATAACGTTTAGTTTTAGGGTCATGTAGAGTGTCAAATAAGTTATACATATTAGGTTGTTTTACTTCTTTTCCATTAATGATGCTTGCTTGAAATATTTCAAGGTCTGGATTAGCTTCTATTAAATCTGTCAATACTTTTCTTTTAATTAACATACATCCTGTTGGTATATGGGTAAGTTCTACAACGCCATCATGAGCTTCGACTTCATTAGGTTTGTCTGTTTTAACAGGATAGGTATAACCAGAGTGCATTAAATCATTTGGACCTGCAATTGCATCTTCTTTTTCATGCATTCTTCTCCACATTTTATCCCAGTCTAATGTTTTCATAGGATAAGGAACACCAATAATATCTTTGTCTTTCTCTAACATTTTAAAAATAGTTTCTGCATTAAAATCAATATCAGAATCTATAAACAATAAATGAGTATAGTTATCTTCATGGTTTAACATACTAGCTACACATAAGTTTCTACCTTGGGTAACTAAAGATGATTTCAATAATGTAAAACTTACCATTATGTTTTTTCTCATACAAGCCATTTGAAATTTTAAAACAGCTTGCGTGTAATGCATAGTCACTTCACTATGACACGGTGTACATACCATAATTTTATAAGGAGACACATTTCCTACATTTATTTCTGTGACTTCAGAATCTACTTTGTTGGTTTTTATAGTTTGGTAGGTGTCTTCATTGTGGGTAACGGATTGGCTTGAATTTGTTTTATCAAACCAAATGGGTTCATTGTTTTTGCCCGAGGGCGTATTACTTTTTTGCATTAATTGCTCCTTGTAAAAATCTAGTCCAAGAACTAGCCTGCTTATTCCAATTGTAATATTTTTTAGTATAATTAGATTGAGTATTTAAATGTTCTTGTATAGATGGTTCATGTAATGCTGTTGCAGAGGCTTCTATTCCGTAAGCAAATTTTTCTGCTAAATTTCTGTAATTATTATCATATGCTATATACATTGGAAATTCTGCTCCTGTTTCAAATAAAGCACCATAGTTAGTAGTAATACAGTACAGACCTGCAGCCATAGATTCTAATAAAGATATACAAGATGTTTCTTCAAAAATACTAGGATACACATACATATTATAATCTTTTATATGTTCTCTAATATACTCATTTGGTTTGTAACCAATATAATTTACATTAGGTAATTCTTTTGCCTGTTTATAAAGTTCTGTGTAATTATGATCATTTTGTTTATAAAAATCTTTACCATATATTTCAGTAGAAGAATAAACATCTAAACTTATCAATGGATTTTTAACCAACTGCATTGCACCCAGCAATACAGACAATCCTCGCCAAGGAGTATTTTGATGTATAATTTTAATAGGTTTTCCTTTTTCATAAGGTTTAGTTTTTTGTATTTCTTCAATACCATTCTTAATCACAATACATTTATGATAAGGTAAACCAAACATCATTCTAAATTTTTCATGATTCCAATGTGAATTAAATACATACCAATCATACTTATGATGATTAGCTTTATTTTTAAACCAAGGGTAAAGATTAGGTTGATCCCAAGAATTTTTTTGCCATAAAATATTTACTTTATTAGGATCTAAAGGCACCTTACCCGGTATACTTGTACATATTTGTACTTGATCCAATAAACTTTTATCTACATACTTAGTTAAAAATCCAAGTTGTAGTTCTGTTCCGCCTTTAGGGCTTTGGTTTTTTATTATCACTATTCATCACTTTCTGCATTATATCTAATCCTTTAGGGGACACTTGTACAGTAACATCTGTTACTATATCAGGTCCTTCTACTTTCTCTTTAAACACTTCGTTTGTTTTTGTATTTCTATAAGTTGTTATAGTTGTACAATATATTGTAGGTATTACTTTATCCATTTTCATTCTCTCTGTTTATAAGCGCGTAACTCACAACACCTGTTATTTCATTTGCTGTTCCCGCTTGCATCTTTATAACATCCCCTGCTTCTAAATTCAAGGTATTTTTTAACATGTCGACAGTCTCTTTATTCAAATCCTCATGACTAATAATAACATCACTGCCTCCTGATTTTTTTAAAAATAAATCCGTGTCCACTGCACTAGCAGTATCGTGAACTGCTTGAACTGTTTTTACAATAGCTACCGCAGATACAGATATAGTTAGAACTGTAGTTAAGTTAGTTGTAGTTAAATCAAATACTTCGCTTTTATAAAAAATACTCATGATAAAAAATAATTAAATGCATCTTGTTGGTTTTTTAAATCTTCTTGAAAAGAAAAATTAAGTTGTTGTTTCATAGTAGTCATAGACTCAATAATTTGACGTTGGTTTTCTACATCGTATTCTTGTTTAGGTTCAGGTATATAATTACTTAATTTAGCCATTATCTCCTTCCATCTGGTTGTGCATCCATTCTAAAACTACCATAACGCCAAGTTTCACCTGCAGCATCGTTTTCTATTTTTAATGATAATAATCTTCCTCTCGCTCTAGTATCTACTTTATCAGTAGTGCTTGTTATTGTAAAGGGTCCGAGTGGTGAACCGGATTGAAGATCTGAAGGATAATCAGAAATAAATAAAGTTACTTTAGAGTTACCTACTAAAAATTTATAGTCTGGCATAAATCTTCTCATAGACATAAATAATTCTCCATCTTCAATATCAAAGTCTCCTGATCTTATAAATGCATCAATAGAAGTTGTACCTGAACTATTGACCTGATCTGTTCCTATTTCGTGAGCATAATAAATAGATGCTCCGTACTTGTTAGTAATTCCAGAAATCTCTGAGAATACTGGAGTTGTTGTTGCATTGTATTCTGTTGCGTAGGGTAAAGTAAACACACCTTGATCCTGATAAGTGGTTCTTGCTAAAGAAGAAGTAGTCCAACAATTTTCTTGAAAGTTATACGTCACACATCTGTCTACCTGTTCTGATCCTGATTTAGGGTAAAACCAATTTACCTCTGTATATAAACTATTTGGAGCAGAATAAACTGTGTCTGCTGAATCATAATTAATTCCTAAATTTCCGTTTTGAGTAGTGAAAACAAAATCTTCAACTAAACATGGAAGAGCTTTTACTGTACCATCGTACATAAAAAATCCACCTTCCCCTGACATCCAATACACCGCACCATTAACATAAGTAGCTGCGTGTTGAGCAATGCATCCACAGTTAGTACCAACTTGTCTTACAGAAAAAGTAAATGGTGGACCAACAAATTGAATAACATAAGCTGCAATATCCGTTAGTACAAAAACATAATCTTTACCTTGAAGAGCAGCATTAATTTTATTACCTGTGTCTAATCTAAATGTTCCTGCAGTATTGGTGGCTGTAGGTAAATATTCATTTAAATTTTCTTGATCCGAGAATCTTACAAACATAGGATCTTGAGTAGCAGTATCTCCTATAGTTGTTTCTGTTCCAAAATGAAATAAATGTCTATCTCTGTCGGACACTAAAGTAAATCGACTAGCTGTTGGATTAGCAGAAGTAGAAAAACCAGCGGTTGATAAAGAAGCTCTAATTGTTCTTGGATTAGATGCTCCCGCATCCCATGTAAAAGTTTTACCGTTAAATATAGTTGCAACAAGAACTTCTCCAAAATTATCTAATGACCAGTTACCTGGATCTAATATTACATTACTAGTTCCTCGTTCAGTGCCCCATGTTGAATCACCCCATAAGTAAGTGCTCCAACCATAACCTAACGTTTGAAAAGTAGGACCTACTTCAACATAAGGATTAATAGATGCTGCACCAGATGCAGATGCTGCACCACTTGCATTAACTCTCATTTGAATTGTAAAAGTATTATCATTAGGAACAGTTAAAATTTCAAAAGCACCTTCTGTAAAATCTGTTGCGGAGTATCCTGTTGGAGGAGTAACTGCTGTAAACGTTACGTATCTTCCAACTTCTAAACCGTGAGAAGTTTTGTTTACAGTAACATTGTTTTGACTAGAAAAAGTATCAAATGTTGCTCCTGTAATTGCAGTATCTAAAGGAGTAATATCGTAAAAAGCTTCACCATAATATAAGAATAGACCTTGAGAAGTCCCGATAGCTGTATATCGTTCTCCTTGTAAACTTGTAAATGCTAATTGTGCTCTAGCTGCACCAGGAACTGTTTCATTAGCTTGTGTAAGTTGTTGCCATCCGCCTATTTTTTCAGGAGCGGTATATCTAAAACGTACAAAATCTCCGTCTACCCATTGTCCTGGAAGAGCTGAAGGCACACTTTGTTTATTAAAACCTGCTGCGAAATCTACTTTTTTTAATGCCATAGGGTTGAATATATAAGGTTTTTGTTATTTTGGTAGTATTATATTCCAATCTAGCTTGGATATCAAATCCTGTAAATGAACATCTTTTAGTTGATTATTTTTAATATATTGAGTCATTTCTGGGACATCTACTATGACCCATTGATTTTTAAAATTAAAAACCATCTTATCAGCTTTAGATTTAAAATAACCTACTTTTTTATTTTTTTGAATTGGACGAGTATCAAATTTTAAAGTCTGATTACTTACCCCTTCAATAATACCTTTGATATCCCACAATTCTTTAAGTTTTTGTTTTTTAGTTGCTAATTCTATATTAATAAGTTTTTTTTCAAATTTCATAAGTATTGATTATTTAATTTAATTTGATATATATTTAAGTATAAAGTATGAATTTATTTAAAGAACATAATAACTTTTTATCAAAAGAAAGCAAAGATTTTATAGATAATGTCTTATTGGGAGATAAATTTCCTTTTTTTCAAATTCCTTCAACAGGATCTTTGGGAAAAAACATAAAAGATAATTTATTTAATCACTTAGTTTTACCTAGACCTGAAGACAGAAGTATTACAGAAAACGTAACATCAGGGTTCTATGAACCAACTGTAAAAATTTTAAATGAATTTTCACAAGCTGTAAAAATAAAACCTCATTTTTATTTAAGAATTTCTTATAATTTAACATATCCCAATGGTTTTGAAAAAAGTGGCGTACATAGAGACCATGACTATGATTACAAACAAATTATTATATATCTTAATGATATGGAAGATAAGGAATCTAAAACAGTGCTTTTAAAAAATAAAAAAATTTTTAAAGAAATAAAACCTAAACAATATAAAGGTGTATGTTTTGATAACTTAGAACATTTTAATTACAACCCTAAAATAGGTAAAAGACTTGTATTAATAGGTACATTTATTTAAATTATATTTTATGAAAATTAAAAATTGGTTTTGGTATTTTAAAGGAGTTTTATCTAAAAAATTTTGTGAAGAATTAATTCAATATGGAAAACAAAAAGAAGATCAATTAGCACTAACAGGTAGCTTTAAAAATTTAAAAGAATTATCTAAAAAACAATTAAAAGATTTAAAAAAAAAAAGAAATTCTAATATCGTTTGGATTGGTGAACAATGGGTATATAAAGAAATACTTCCATATGTTCATTTAGCAAATAAAAATGCAGGTTGGAATTTTGATTGGAACTATAGTGAAGATTGTCAATTCACTAAATACACAGAAGGTCAGTTTTATGATTGGCATCAGGATTCGTTTGATAAACCTTTTAATGCTCCAAATAATTTAAAAGTACATAATAAGATTAGAAAATTATCTGTAACTTGTTCTTTATCAAATCCTGATACTTACAAAGGTGGAGAATTAGAATTTTACGAAGGAAACCCTGAAAGAATCAATAAAAAAAATATGTTTAAATGCACAGAAATATCTGAACAAGGATCTATAGTTATATTTCCATCTTTTATGTGGCATAGAGTATGTCAAATTACAAAAGGAACTAGGTACTCATTAGTAATTTGGAATTGTGGAAATGAGTTTAAATGAGTTTTAATACAAAAAAATATACAGTTATAAAAAATGCTATACCAAAAGAGTTAGCTATATTTATCTATAATTATTTTTTAATGAAAAGAAATGTGGCTGACATTTTATTTAAAGAAAAATATATATCTCCATTTGAAAGCATGTTTGGAACTTGGAGTGATGATCAAGTACCTGGAACATATTCTCATTATGCTGATATAGTTATGGAAACTTTATTATTAAAATTAAATGATCTTATGAATAAAAAAACTAAAATGAATTTATACCCTACTTATTCATATGCAAGAATTTATAAAAAAGGTGATGAACTTAAAAGACATAAAGATAGATTTAGTTG